CTTCTGTAGTTATTGCAACAGCAGTAGCATTATCTCCTGTAGGTGAAGTAGATATAGCAACATATGGTTCTTTAGTATAATCATAACCATCATTATTTAAAACAACATTTCTAACATAACCAAAACCAGTAGTAGCAGCAGTTCCAGTAGCAACAACACCTGATCCTGCTAATGTCAATGTAGTCATAAATCCAAGATCTTCAATTGTCTGATCAATCTCATCAATTGAAGTATCAATAACCTCATCCTCATATTCGAAGAGTTCACACTGAAGTTGATAAACATAATTTTTACCTAACTGGTAAAAAGGTTTCTCATGTTCTACAAACTTAACTTCAAATAATCTTGCTCCCAATGGAAAATAAATCAAATCACCTTCAGAAGGTCTAGTAGAAACCTCTACTTGTCCAATCAAAAATGGAGAAATAAAATCTTCATATCTTTCTTTTGATATTGTTACTGTTAAGTCATCTTTAAGACTTACACCAAACTTGGTCATTATATCACCAGCACCAGTATATCCCTCATATGTGTCAACATATGCTTCAAGTAAGAAATTATCATCAAACTTTGATGCTTCAATCTCTCTGAAAACAGTATCTCTATTTACAAATTTTCTAGGTATATAAGTTACCTCAACACCATAAATCTGTAACTGTTCATTTATGATACTTTGAACAAGTCTCTGTTCACCAGGAGATCCTTGTAGAAAAAAGGGATTTAATGCCATATTATTATCCTATCATATCAAGAGGTGGAGCTTCGTAATCCATACTCATTTTTTCTCTGAGATAATCTATTTCTCTTTGTCCGTCATCATAGATTTCTCTACCATTAAGTTCAATACCACCAGGTAGTTTTACTCCTCTAAATTTAGTCAAGTTCTGTCCCCATTGACGTTTTATCAATGCTGTTAAATATTTTTTAAGGAAACTATCATTCCATACTCCACCAAATGTAGATGGATCTAATGCCCTATAACAATCAATAATAATCCAATCTCCTACACTTTCAGTTTTCCAATCAATATCTAAATATAACCTATCTTGTCTTTGATTAAATCTAATTTGTTTATCAGTTGTTAATAAGAAATCAATATCCTCCAAGTAAGTCTTTACCATTGAATATTGAAGTAAATCAATCGAATTAAATTGATAGAGATCATTTAAAAATAACTGATATTTTATACTAAACATACTACCAGAAATTGTACTGGTATCAAACTTAAATACTTTCTCTATACCAATAACTGACTCTGGAATAGGAAGGAAATTTGATGTTTCATAAAAATTAGAAGTTATACTACTAATACCACTAACATTAGTTGATATCCCTGTAGTGGTTACAATACCAACCCCAGATGTACCAGTTGCTATTCCTCTGTCTATATCATCTTGAGTAAGTTGATGTTTGAGATACATTCTCTCAACCCCATCAAAATGACGTTCATGAAATAATTGAAGAGCATCATCTAACAAATCTTCAACCTGCTCATCAGCAACATTTATCTCTAATACGGGAGCACCTAATTGTCTTAAACAATAATCTTTAAGTTCTGCTCTACTGGTTGGTTTTGCCATTAATACGATCCTCCATCAATTAATCCTGCGGTTAAGGTTCCTGAAATATTTGTAGAACCAGTTACATCTAATTTAGCAGTTGGTATAGCTGATCCAATACCAACCATATTAGTGAGACCATCAGAAAAGATTTGATACTCGTCATCATGTCCTTCAACACGAAAATCGAGATCATTACCACCATCATTGATTATAACAGTATCAGAAGGTGTACCTTCTTCAGCATGAATTAATGGTTTACCACCAGCAATTAATCGTATTTGGTCGCCAGTAAATTCAATATATGTATCACCATCACCTTTATGCCTGATGTTACCTGCTACTTGTAAATCCGCATCAAATGTAGAAATACCAGCAGTTACGACTAATCCACCAGTGGTAGCTCTAAGTCCCTGTCCTGCTGTGACAATTCCAATAGAATCGACATTGGTTACATCTTCATAAGTTAATGTACCACCAACAGATACATTGCCATCAAACTGAGCATTACCTACAAATGTAGAGAGTCCTGTTATATTTAAACTATTACCAGTAATATTATCTAGGACTAAATCATCACCAAGATATAAATCTCCACCAACATATAAATCACCTGTAACTGTGGCACCAGTCGAAATAGTGGCAAATTTCTCATTACCATTATAATATAATTTTACATCCTCATTAACAGTAGCTTTAAGATATGCCTCACTATCATCTGCTCTTTTGAGTATGAGTGAATCACTACGAATTTTAAGATCATTAGTAGAATTTTTTATATGACTGTTGTTACCACTTCCATGCCATATCTCAAGATCATCACTATTTCCAAATTTTATTCTAGCAAGATCAGTAAACTCTAAATCATTTTCAGAAGCATCCCAGGTCATATTCTGAGCTGCAATTGCACCCTGGAAAACTACATCACCACTAAATGTTGATAATCCAACAAATGTAGAAACACCAGTTACATTTAATTGCTGTGCTTCTAACCAAGTTGCTGATGTAATACCAAGAGTAGAAATACCAGTTACATTAAGATTACGTAAATTAACCTCATCAAGTGTTATATCATCTAAAACAAATAGATCACCACCAACATAAAGATCTCCACCAGTAGTGGTTATACCCCCATTAGCAGCAAACGTAGATATTCCAGCAACATATAAATTAGAACTTAATCCTACTGCACCAGCAAATGTAGAAATACCAGGACTTACGTCCAATTGAGTTACTGAAGCAATACCCCCAAGAACATTTGTTGCATTTACCGCATTTTCAGCCGTAAGCGATCCACCAAAAGCACTAGCAACTACTTTTACCGCATTTTGTTGACCAACTCTGACTTTAATATCTGGCATTATCTGGTTACCCCTTCCCGTATAAGAACAGAACCTTCAACTACTAATTCTTTTGTAGCACCTTGTGTAATTAATACATCATATACATGCCTACCTGGAGTCAATGCCGCAGTTTCTGTGGCAGTTAAACTAAGAAGAACTTTTCCCTGTGTGGCAGGAGTAGGAATAGCCGTGGTAAAATCAGTAGCAGTTGCGGCTCCTCTCCACTTTCTCATTTGAGATGTAACAGTATATCCAGACAAATCAAATGCTGAATCATCACTTCCCTCTAATGTAAAAGTCTGAGAAAAAGAACTCCCTGTGTTTATTACTAAATTACTTGTATAGACTGCAGCCATGTATTCTCACAGAATCTCTATAATCCTATTTAGGCATTATCTAATCGCATTATCTGTCAACTTTGTAAGGAGAAGTTTCAATTCATCAATTTCTTCTCTAAGTCTATTTAATTCATCTTTATCAGATTTAGTAACAGATAAAGATTTCAATCTTTGCTTATACTGAGAACTATTAGTATTAATAATAGCTCCTGTATTTTCATCACGATACAAATGTGAGTGCCCTTGAACCCTCTTCATTACTTCAATGCAATTGTTCTTAAATCAGTTATTCTTGGTTCTTGTGCCTGATTAGTTCCAGACATTACAATCTTAATCTTATATCCTGTAAATTCACCAATATCATTTGCTGTAAACTGATATTCTAAAAATTCTCCAGCAACACTACCATCAACATACGTATCTGGCAATCCACTATTATTAGCAGGATCTATTACCTCATCACCAAAACCATCAGCATCAATATCTCTTAGATTGTCATATCCAGGGAATAATGTATATCTGTCATCAATTCCACTAGAATCTTTTCTAACCAAAGAATATAGAACTCTAAAATCAGATGAAGGAGGCCTGTTGGCAGAAAGAATAACTTTTAATCCATCTGCAGGTTTTTCCAAACTTATTAACTTTGAAACATAAACTGAAGTATGAGGATCATATAAAGAAGTTTTTACTAACTCATTACGTGCATAATCAGAAACAGGATTGTTTAACCTATTACCTCTAAATTCTGTCTGAGCCTGTCTTAAACGAATTACTGGAGAAACACTTTCATCAGTAGTTTTAAATTCTATTGCAGTAGTAAATGATTTATTCCTATCAATATTATTTAAATACTCATTTTCATTAACCTCAGAACATACGATTCTTGGTGTAGATAATTCATTTGCAGTATTTAATTGAACTGGTTCAAATCCTTGATCTAAGAATGAAGTTTCATTTCCACCAATACTAGTTCCACTTACAGTTCTAATTGATGCTGTTGCATTAGTAGCACTTGATGGTGTGCGTAAATTATAACTTGGAACCACTGCATCATACTGTATATTCCTAGTAATACTAGCATTATCACCACCCAAGAATGCTTGATTATTGAATGATAATTGTGGTTTATCTGCAACATCAACAGATCTATCTCTACCTGGTCCAGTTGCACTTCTATCTATTTCAATATAATAACTATCAAATTCTATATTATAACTTGATATAGTATGTTCTCTGTTTATTCTTCTTAAAGAAACTCCATTAAGTTCATACTTCTCCACATAAGATCCTGCGTCATGAGGTATAATTTGAGTTGAATCAATACCTCTTCCACTAGCAGCAATATTTAAAACTCCTTCACCGACAGAACTATAACCAATAATTTCATCATCAATTCTTACATATCCAGGATTTAAAGATTCAACGGCAATACCTTCAAATGTTGCAAATCCTGAAGTAGATGCCACACTAATAGTACTTGCTTCTGTTGTTGTCAATGCCACACCCAAATTTGTAAATTTGTCATTTGATCTAACATCAACAACTTTTAATTTATTATTGGTTGCATACATTCCATGGTCAAATTGAGAAATATAGATATGCTTTCCATCAAATGGTGTACCATCTTCTACCAAATCTCCACGTAGAGTTGTACCAACGACTGTTTGGATATTTCCACCACCATCAGTATATCTAAATGCTTGTCCATCTTTAAAGGATCCATTACCAGAAGTTCCTTTTATATTATCCAAGAATAAAGTATCAACTCCTGAACTATTAGCCGTAATTGTCAATAACGCACCAGAACCTCTACCTGATCCACCAGCTGAAACAGAAGTTACGATACCAACAATATCACCAACCTGATATCCATTTCCATGGTCAGTAGTTGTTATTCCTGTAATATTACCACCTGCACCTACACTAATAGTGCACTTAAATCCTTCACCCCTTCCAGTAAGTGCATATGTTGCAACATCAGTTGCAGCAGCATAATCAGATCCACCTGTAACAACTCCAACATATTGTGCAGAGCATCCAACTCCACTAATTGATGCTGTTACTGCATTATTGGTAGATCCATTAATAATGGTTCCTGGACTAAATGTTGAAATTCCAGCATAAATTGTAGTAATTCCAATCTTTCCATTTTTTGGTAATGTTAGAATTGGATTTGATCCAAGTTTAGCACCAAAACCATTGCTAGAATTTAAAGTAGGATTTGCAAAGAAAGCAGTACCACTAGATACAAATTTTGCTTTATATAAATTCAACTTCATATCTTGAAGTTGACTTGGTGTCCAAATCGAACCATTCTGGGATTTGAATAAACTACCAAGAGCCCATTGCTGAGAATAAATGACAGAAGATGCATTAGGAAGATTCTGAGATGCTAAAGTAGGTTCACCCATTTTGGCAGTATACACCTCAAATTGATCACTTGTTGGAGCAAGAAGAACAACTGCATATTCTTGACCAGGTGGAAGATAAATTGGTTCTGGGAATTTAACGTTTGTTGCAACTGATCCATCAGTTGAAGTTGTAATCTCATCTGGAGTTAAAGTTACACCTTTACCAATTCTAGTTCTTGTAGGAGTTCCCAATTCCATAGTTCTAATTTGAACTGTGACTGTTTTACTACCAGAATCTTTATTTGCAAAGAACAAATCTACAGATGTTAAGAATATACCATTATCATCATCACCCAAAGATCCACTAGAATCTGGTGCTTCTATATTTGCACCAACTGAGAAAGACTGTGCTAAAGGATCCCAATAATCTAATATGGTTACATCTTGATCTGTAATTTGAATCATAGAACCCTCTACCCTGAGAGTACCAACGGCTCTATACCTAGCAGTTGCTGATGAAATTAAATTACTTCCAACAGCAGGTTGTGCATTCTCAGAACTACTTGTAAGTTTATAAGTTTTTGATCCAGTTTCAATTGTAACTTGTGGTGGTGGACTGGTATGGGGATCATTAAGGAAGAACGCACCTTGAACTTCTCCCGAACCATCAGGTATCAATCTTATATCCTTGACATAAGCAATAGCTCCACTGCTTTGTCCAACCAATCGTGTAGTAGTAGTGACATAACCACTATACTTACCTTGTGCTTCTTGGGATAATGCAATAATATCAATATTCAATATCTTTGAAGTACTTGTATAATTTGCCTGAATATTTTCATTAGGTGCATATGGATTATCCGTATATATTTTAGTAGGATTTGCAAAAGGTCCTTCTTTATGATTAGAGGTGCAAACTCTTGCTGAGAAGATCTGTGTTGGTCCAAATCCACCACTAAAATTTGTTTGAATATATCCCTTAACTTCTTCTCCAACTTCAAAAGCAGTAGAAGAACCATAATTTTCTTTAAGTTTATCACTTGCAATTTCAAGTAACTTTGGAATAACCCATACATCACCATTTCCATCAAGGAATTGATAATGCCTTTGATAAGGTCTTAATCCAGTTGCAGTAAATGCAGTATTTCTGGATCTCATCAACCCATCATCACCAGTAAATATAACGCCCTGTCTTACAGTAATTGATCTATTACGAACTGTATATACATCTAAACGACCAGCACCAGCAGATCTAACCGTATACGATACATTCTGATTATTAGTTTGTACAGCACTTCCAACATTTAAATTAGAATTATATATTCTATTGACAAGAGCATCAAAATCATGATCAGCTATATGCCGTAAATCTAAATGAGCTATAGAAGATCCATATTTTCTTCTCCATCTAACAGATGATGCATTGAGATCACTAATTCTACGTCGAATAGCTCTTTCTTCGTCACCTTCTTGATTTTGTATAGTTCTAATCCAACTATCAGAATCTGGAGTTAATGTAATAGTTCCTGATGTAAAAGAAACAACATGAAATGGGTTAACATTTTCTTGTCCTGTGGCAAAAGACTGAGAAACCCATGGAACTTCATCGTATTTTAAAGTAACCGATTCTCCAGTTTTTTGGACATTTGGATCATATAGAGGGTAATTTGTTCCATAATCTAATTGCTCATCAATAGTACTTGTAGATGGTAAAAGTAAACTGTCAAGACTATTCCTAGAAACAAGTGGTCTAATTAACTTTTCATCTGCATCAACAGTGACACTAGACTGACTTAAATCTATAAAATTATCATTAGCAAAACTATCTACAAAAAATCCACTCTTGAATCGATCTCTACCATAAGCATCTTGTATACTTAATGCTTCAGTGCCAACTTCAAGTAAAGATAAAGTAGTTACTGACTCCAAAGATTCAATTCTATCTTCAAGAACTCCAATATCACGCATTGTATATCTTCTATTATCAGCGAGAGTTATTTGAGCATCTCTTGTATTATAGAGATATGGTGGCAATATAATATCAGCCAATAACATAGAATCGTTATTATTAGCTGAAGGAATTGGATGCTTGGCAGGTTGACCCTTTACTAAATTTAATTTTCCAGCTACATCCAAGTATAACTTATCAATTCTACCAAGATAATATTCATACCCTAATAAAGTATTTTCATCAGGTGCTACTATAAATTTAGGAGCATTTCCAAATCCAGTAGTTCTACTAGCGAATGAAAATGGTGAGGAATCGGTAGCAGTAAATTTAGAAACTCTTGGTCTAAAATCTAAAGTATCAGTTGCTCGTATTTGACCATAACCAATTAATGGGATATCATTCGTATACCTATCTCCACCATAACTTAATACCGAGAATACATCTCCAGTATCATCAACAGCAACATCATAGTAATCACATACAATTAATAATTGCCTAGATGGTATATAAGAATTAGATCTTCTAACAATTCTTGAATAATCATAATATTGCTCTCTCTGACCTTTATCTAGATAGAAAGAATTTGTAACATCATGATATTGACCATCATTGGGTTGTGAATTAATATTCTCAATAGTAGTTTGAATATTTGATTCATTAAATATAACTTCTTCACCAGATTCAAATACACTATCGTTAACATACACTACACCCAATCTATTATTTCCACCAGATGAAGGTGTTGAACCATTATTTGTTACTATTCTTGCAATAGTACCAGAGGTTTGTCCTGCAATATTTTCTCCAATTATTGCATTATCTAAAACATTTGCAGCTGAAGCAAATTCTATAACATCAAAAGTAGGTGCAGATGTATCAACAGATTCATAGACTGCCAATACTCTAGAAACATCAGGAACATTTAGAGATATTTCTTCATCCTGAACTCTTAATCCATAAGCAGTACTATTATATGTCAATCCATCATTAAGATTTGCAATAGAACTACCAGATCCTGCATTACTTGATTGATCTACAGTAACAAATTGACTTCTTTGATATTGCTTTATTTTACTTTGTATTCCTTGCTTCTCTGCAGTTACACTAATTACAGTATTAGCATCTGCACCACCTGAAGCCTCTAATCCAGAGAAACTTAAAGAAGAACTTCCACTTAATAACTCTACTCTATCAGAAGTTACTGTGGCAAAACCAGCAGTACTACCAAAATGAACCGAATACTTACTAACAGTATATGGTTCAAAAAATGCAGTTGATATAGCTACACCGCTACCATCTTCTACATTACTTATAGAAACAGTAGCACCAAATCCAGATATAGATTGTCCTGTTATTTGTGCAGAAACATTTAGAGTAGAGCTAGAAAAATCTACGGAAGAAATATTTGGTTCTGGAAGAACTCCATATAAACCAATATTATTAGAATCCATGGATGAATAAGCAAGACTTATAGATCTATTATTACCATTATTAACAGATCCATCATATACTCCAGGAACATCATTAATAGCAGTAAGAGTTAAATTTTTACCACCATCATTAATAGATGATACTACATTATAACTAACGTCATCAGTAGTTGCATGTTGATATCTTATTACATCACCTTTTTTAACATTAGTAAATATTTTTCCAGGACTTTTAATTGTATTACCACCAGTTATATCTCCTTCTGATATTTGACTAGGAAAAGAAACAGAAGTTAAAACAGAATCTGCTACAAAATTTTGCACATATGGACTTACTGCAGTTTGTTTAACAGATTTAACATCTCTAGGACTATATGAAACAACTTCTGTAATCGATCTTGATGTAGAAATACCATTAATACTAATTTGTTCACCCTTAACAAATCTTCCTGAAGTAGGAGAAATATTTACCCAATTAGTTCCACTATTTAAACCTAATGAAGTAGCTGTTGTTCCATGAGAAGCAGAATAACCTTCAGCACCACTTCTTAAACCTTTTACACGATATCCAGTAGTAATTCCAGAACTTGGTAAACTCTCGTTTAATGCAATTCTATCATATGTCTGAACATCATAAAGACGTAAATCCCAAGTAGTTGCATCTCCACTAGATTGATATGTTCTGGGATTAACAGAATATACTCTTGCTTCTCCTATAATTCCCACATGATCAATTTGTTGTTGCAATTCACCATATAATTGAACAACATTTCTATATTGTGGTTGACCACCAAGATTAGTAATGGTTAACTTATTCCCCATAGAGAAAGGAACACTTCCTGCATCAATTTTTTTGGTATCTCTTGGTTTCTCTACATCTATAACATTAGTACCATCTATTGTTACATCATATCCTTTTACGTAAGCTTCACCTTCAGAAACTTTAACACACATTAAATCATCAGATGGTGTATTTCCATCTTCAGTTTTTTGAGTGGCATAATACAATCCACCATTACCTAGTCTATCATTTAATGAATTAACAATACTAACATCAAAAGGTTGTAAAGAATAATTTCCAGATTCTTCGTATGTTCTTTCTGCAATATAATCTCTAATTAAATTATACTGAGTTTTTGTGGTAATTTTTTGAATTTCCCCATCATCAGTTCTTGCTATCTCAACAAAATCAGTATCATTCTTATCAGTAAGTAACTTTTTAGTAAGAGTTAAAGAAATCTTAAGTCTATCAGCACCTGGTGCAGCATAATTAGTGAATCCTTTAGCATTATCATATAAAGAAGGATCATCTTTAGCACCTATTATTACTTCATCAACTTTTAGACCGATTCTATAAGAAGGGTTATTAGTATAGTGATCAAGAATTATAGTTTGCTTATTTACATTTACAAAAGTTCCTCTGATGAAATAAACACCATCATCAACAGAAGCAGCAGAACCAATAGCTGTAGCATTACTAGATATTAGAGTTGCAACTGCAGTTCCTGCATTAATAGTAGTATTTCCATATGTCAAATTCTCTTTTACCAATAATGCTTCACCATCAGCAAATGTAACCTTTGTAGGATCAAATATACCAGCACTTTGATATTTTACATATATTGTTAAATCTTCTACATCTCCACCATCAGGTAATGCAACAAAATCAACTGTTGCTGCCACACCTGTAGTTTCACCTTCTACAACTTTACCAATTAATTGACTAGTATAAAGAGATATATCAATCCCAAATTGAGTTGCATTTAACTTTACTGCATTATATCCAGGGTCAATTGTAGCTGCTCCTGGAATAACAATAGATCCCTCTTTAAACATATGGGATCCAAAATCTTCTATTTGATTTTGAAGAATTGACTGTAAACTAGTTAATTCTCTAGCTTGAACTGGATATCCTGGTTTAAATAAGACTTTGTAAAAATTCTTACTCGGATCAAAATCATCATAATAAGGACTGATATTTAAATCTTTTTTCTGTGCCATGTTACTTTAAAATTCCAGGACGATTTTGATGTCTTCTTTTTGTCTACTATCTCTAGTGACTTCCTTTCGATTGTCAATGTAGATGACATCGCCAGTTGTTTTATTTATCTCAGGATTGGCAAGACCGCCTGTGAAATATACCCCAAGATCTACTTCTTTATCACCATCAGTTACTGTGCTTCCAGTAAATGCTATAGAGACATTAGCATCACCTGGAGTGGATCCTACAAACTGAATACTAGATGTACTAGATTCGAATCCCAATACTTTAGCTTCACTACTAATTCCAATATAATCTGTTTGATCATTATGGTTAGCACTATTTTGATAATATAATGATCTATCTTGATAATACTTTAAAACACCAGTTTGCTTATCATAAGAAGTAACATAACCTTTAGCATTGCCAGTAGCAGTGGTAAGTACTTGTGTTATTTTACTTCCTATAACAAGTCCTGTACTATCCCATGTAGTAGGATCAATTTTAAGTGCACCTAAAGATGAATATTGATTACCAGTAAATATAGTATTATTATTAGTATATGTTGTTGGATTTTTTACAATTCCAACTTGAGAAAATTTTGTATCAGTTGGAAAATCTTTAGTCGAATCATCAAATCTTGCATAAACTAAAACTCTATCAGCACCCAATTCTTTATAGATGTCATATCCATGACCTCTAGAAGGAGGGATAATAGGTATTAATTTAGCAGGATATACTGTTGTACTCCCTGGAGGGAATGATGCTGGTTGAAGAGGTCCTAAATCAACCATACCATAACTATATCCACTTCCACCTGCTGTAACTATTGCAGAAGTAACAACACCACCTGTAGTGGTAACTGAAACTTTTCCTCCAGTACCATCACCTAATATATCTAATGTTTTAGTGTCACTTATATACCCAGAACCACCATTCTCAATATAAACCGTTTTAAGTTGATTTAAATTTATATCAGAATCAGCTGCTTCTCTAACATTCTGAATCTGAGAATCTGTTGAAGTTGCCCAATCATTAGGAACAACAATATATTCAGTAGAATCAAATTTTACAACATCGCTAGGAGATATAGAAAATAAGAATTTCCAAATATAACCATCATTACTAGTTCCAGCAGCAGAAGGTTCTAAATCAGTAAAAGTTGGTTCATCTTTAGATTTACCTCCTTTAGCAGTTGTAGAACCAGGAGCTCCTGAACTACCATTCTCTATACAAATATAAACATTAAAATCACTATTAACTACAAAATAATTTGCATCGTATAATCTTCCAGTTTGAGAATTAGGTGCTTTATTACTAATACTATAATCATGTCTATACATGTCATAATAAGTATTCTCAGTCCACTCGACCTTTCTTACAACTCTTCTTATGTTGTTACTAACAATTCTCTTCCCAAAAAGAGAAGTATCTCCATATTGAGATTCATATTGAAAGTTATCAGTTGGGTTAGGAGGACCAGATGCATCATTCCAAGTACTTGTTCTACCAAATCCAGGATTAGGAGTTGTAGGATTACTAAGTCCTAGAAATACATAATAAGAATTATTAGTATCTAGTACAGAATCTACAAAATTACCTGCATTAAATATTCGGAATTGATCTGTTACGACGGCAGACATATTAATAGTTTTTTAGATATTTATAATAGTTAATAAAATTTTATTTTGGTTCAATTCCACCAGTATCTCTAATTCCCTCACTTCTTCTTTGTAATGTTGGGAAAGTAGTCAATCCAGAATTAACAGTATAGTTACTAACTGCAAACCCGACTGGTGAATTTCTGGTTAAAGTTCCAGCTAATCTGCCCCAGGAGAATCCTCCTATTGCAACACTTCCAGTTGATCCTATTCCAGTATGATTACCAAAATACTCAACGTTACATGTAACCAATCCACTTGCACCAGATGCAGATGGATAAGATATCTGAGCAATACGGTAGATATTATCTAAGAAGGTTGTTCCAACTCCAACTATACCATTACCAGATTCATAGACAGAACTTACTCCAGATCCAACTTGTGTATCAAATACAGAAATAGGATATCCTACACTCAAATCACTCCATACTGCTGTTCCAATACCAGTTAGATGAAACTTAACAGCACTTATTGTACCAACACCTGCTGCTGTTCCAATACCAGTAACAATTCCAGCAAATCCCTTAACAGAAGTAATATTGGTAATTAACTCAGACTTATATGAAGGAAGAGCAGCAATTACTTTAGGTGGATTTGTAGTTGTATAACCCAATCCAATTCCAGTAATTGTTGGAGTTCCTGTAAGAATTCCGTTAGTTACTGTAACAGTTGCTGTTGCAGTTGATCCTATACCAACTGAACCATCTGGTTTAATAAAGGTGCCTACACCCACTGGTGGCATAGCAATGGAAACTGAAGTTGTTGCTCCAACATAACCAGATCCACCACTAACAATGGTAAGTCCTGAAATAGTTCCAGCAGCAGATACTGTAGCAGTTAATGCAGCAGCAACAGGACTACTATTATCTACGATAAATCCACCAAGAGGAGTAACCGAAGGTACGACATCATAATCAAATAAATCTCCATTATCAAGGAATAATTCATTATCAGTTGTTGAGAAATCACTAATAATTCTTCCAGTTGGGAATATTAATGATTCTAAACTTTCTCTAGATTTATAGAATATTTCACCATTTACAATTCTATCAATTTTTTGTTTAGTCCAACTTATTGACTTAGGTTTTGTATCACTAATTCCTTCTCCAGTATACAAATTAGTTTCGATTCTATCTGATGTAGATAAATCAACAATAACTCTAGGAGTCTGATTAATTTCTGTAGGAGGATTCAATGCAGTAATTTTCTTCATTTCAACTAAGTCACCTTCTTTAACAGAAGGAATAACATTAGTAACTAATACTGTATCAACGTCAGCACTTCCACGATAGAAGAATATTGCAACATCATCTACTGCTTTAGGAGCTTCTGTAAATATAAACGAGGTACCACCATTAAACGAATAAGCAGTTCCTGGTTCTTGAATAATGCCATTTATCACAATGAATAGTGCATTTGCAAGACTAATATATGGGAACTCAGGATTTGCTGGAACTTCGAAACTTAAAAGATCTCCATCATATTTTAAATCAAATCTTTTTCTAATTCCATCTTGGAACGGTTTAATATCATCAATATAATCAAATTGTCCAAATTGCCATGCTGCAAATGGATCTGCATATGTATCCAATACAGTAAATTGACATTCTTCTATTGGACTTGACAAACTAGAATCTGTAACTAATCCTACAGGAGCAAATACATCACCACGTTGGAATGCATATCCATTTCTTGCAATTTCCCAATTATTAATACTAAACTGTGTAGACCCTACACCAACAGTAGAAGCTGCCGATACTTGTAAATCTAAAAGTAATCCAACTCCAGTATCGGTAGTAGATCCAGTTGATAGTCTGGATATTCCAGTAATTCCAAGACCAGCATATGATGGTTCAGGAATGTTAATCGCTGGATTCTGGTAATTAGTACCACCAGCACCAATAGCAAAGGTTAGAGTTCCACCAATGCCTATTGTGGCTGTAACTGAAGCACCTGAACCAGCATTCTCACCAACATATACTGTAAATGTATCTGTATCATAAGCAGTTATAGCAGTTGCTATTCCTGAGATACGATCACTTGCTCTTGGATAAGTATGTTCTGTTGCATAGTCATCCTTAGAGCACGTAAGAGTAATCTTGTTATCAGCAAATGTTACAGTATCACTAGTAGTCTTTCCATGATTAGGTAGAGATACCACCATATATCCAGTTGCTGCATTATAATCAACATAAGAAGGTGCAGTAGTATAACCTACTATAGTACCTGATGCAGCACTTACAAACTTATGAGTAAATGGTATATCTGTAACCCCAATAGAAACGGTATCACCATAATAACCAGAACCAAGATTAGCGTCTGCATACCAAGGCATTACACTACCACCACCAACAAAAGTATGAGGTATGGAGTTAATTCCAACGTCAGTTGTAAATTTATTTGTAGCACCAATACTTACAATCGTATAATCAAAACTTGTGCTACCAAATCCTACAGCAGCATATGGGAAGATATTACTGGTTGTCCCTGAATATCCACTTCTAACAATAATTGCTTCTGTACCAACACCCACAAATTGATGCGTACTAGTAGTTCCAACACCAACATTAACAGTAATAGTGCTATTGGTTGTTGAATTGATATATGTAGATACTCCTGCAATTGGATCAGTACCATGACGTGGATAAGAATGATTTGTTGCATAGTTATCGGCATCACAAGTAAATGTCAAAGAATCAGTTTTAATTCCAATAAATTGACCTGCTGCTAGATAATGATCACCAACTGTCAATATTAAATCACCAGTGGTTTCATTATAATCTGCATCGTAGACATTGAACGATCCACTACAAGTAAATTCTAAACCTGCAAGTTTTACTTGATCTACAATTCCAACTACAAAATTATGTGCATTTTGAGTAGTGATCTCTAAATATCCAGTTTCATTATTATAAGATGCCGTTGTAATAGAATTACTAGGTCCTGTTGAAGCAGCACTGACTAAACTTGTAATAGTACCATTAGCATCAGTCTCTGCATAAACTTGTGCTGGTACCAAAGGAGCATATCCTAATCCTGGTGTGGATCCTAAGGAAATTATTACTCCACCTCTTGGTAATTGATTTTCATTTATATCAGTATCATTAATTACTACTGGATCTCCATATTCCGTAGTAATACCAGTAAACATTATACTAGTTGAAGCTGCCCCTGTGGTAGGATCTAATATCTCATAATTATTTTGTGGATTATTTTTTGCTGTTGGTCTTTGGAATATACCATTAATCAATGCAATACCATTACCACCTGTGGTTCCCATACCAACTGCAGCAGATCCATTAACCTTTAAACTAAAGTTTGTGGCAATTCCAGTAAACTCAGTAGAAACATCATCATACACTTGGTTGGTAGTATAATCATCTCTTAAGAAAACTCTTCCAGTAAATGAAGAGGTTGGCCAATCCAAATTACTATCATTCTTAGTTACTTGAGGATTTCCTTTAGGAGGTTCTGTGAAATGAATTTTCTTACCAAGAATTCGATATGAACCTTTATAAAGTTGAACTGCTGTTGTATTTGTATGAGCAGTTGCAGCTGATCCAACAAAACCTCTTTGAACTTGAACCAAATTAGTTGTTCCAACACCAACTGTAATTGGCCCAGTAGTCTGAGTTCCTATTCCAATATCAAGAACTTTTACAAACTCATCATCAATCTTTAATATATCAGTAGGAGCTAATGATGATATTCCACTGATAGAAAATATAGTTGCATCAGTACCTATACCAGTGCTGCCCAATACTGATTCTGGGTTATTTTGTAATGTATGACTAATAGGAGAATATGCTAATGGTGATTGAATTAAATTATCAATAGTTAATACTGTTTTTGTATTTGAATTTGCCATAGCAAATTCGTGAATATTTCCAGTACCAACTCCGACAAATGTGACAGCTGCTCCTGCTCTTGTTGTTGATATGTAGAAACTGTTAGCATCGTTTCTAATAGCAAACACTGAAGATGGAAGTTGATGATGATATGCACCACTTTGATATTGCATTGCAGTACTTCCAAGACCAACAAATGAAGAATTGGGTGTGTATATTAACTCTTCATTTGTTCTGAAGAAATGTTTATCAATGCTGAATAAACCTGTGGAAAGATTAACAATATTAGAATCACTAGGATCGAAAGTCTTGGCAAAGATTGGTGTTCCTTCATGAAGTAAACTGAACTCAGTTCTATTAATTCTTAACCCATTAATAGCATTATAGTATTGTAGATCAATAGATTCATTTACTTTACCATATTCAAAGTCATTAATCAAAGGAATATTATCTTCTTCATTCTCAGTATACAATGCTAGAGTAAGAGCAGATACTTCAATACTATTTGCTAGATATCCATTTTCAGGTGTAAATGATAAAGAGAAGTTAGTACCATCATATATTCCACTAAAGACTCCAACTGGATTGGTTGTTCCAATACCAACAGGTGTTAAAAACGGGCCAGTCTGTACAAAAGTATCAGTAGCATCATGATTAAATATAACTTCTGAAACAATTCTTGTAGATCCAGCACTAACTTGAACTATAGATTTAGCTGAATTAAATAAACCTGCAGTTAATTGAACAATATTTGTCGTTCCTATTCCAACTGTATAATCAGATTGATAAATTGCAGTTCTTTCAGCACCTTCTGATTGGCCAGATGCAAGGAACCTATATGTTCCAACACCTACAGCAGTGGTACCAAATCCCACAATATCAGAATTAATTTCAATCTCATCAGTCGAATCATTCTCATATTCTAAAGAAAATACAGATCCATCAAGATTCCCCTTAAAAGATCCCATTAAAGTGTTTGAATATCCATCTACAGGATTATGGGTATCAATATAATATTCAGAAGTATAAGTATTTGTTCCATCATGTGTAACATATATTTCCACATAATTCATTTCATCAGTCGTCTTATTAGTTAAATGATTCTGAACATGGAAAGAATTAAACTTAGCAGAATCTACTGAAACAACTGATGTAGTGGTTACTCCAGCACTAGCTGTCGTAGCAATACCTACAAATCCAGTTTTATTGATAAATCCTACTGGATAAGTTCCAACACCTGCAGAATTATCAAAAGTAGTCTTAATTGATTTGAGATTATAGTCATAATCAAATGCATTTGGATTTGGTGTAAATCTAAGTGTGTATACCCCAAAAACATCTTTATTAATACTAAAGTTTCCAATACTAGATGAATCTTCTAAATTAGATTTTTGTAATAAAACTACATCTGTTCCATTATTCAATACTACTACATCATTTGATTGAACAGCAGTATTTGTTAAGTTAGTAATTCTATAGAAGATATTTTGATAGGGAACATTACTATCTAATTCTATAAGATCTAAATATTCGCTTGGTTCTCCATCCAAATTAGAGAATTGACTATTGATATCATCAATCAACAAAACTTCATTACTCTTAGCAGTAGTATAATCTGATAAAACCTTATTTTCAAATTTTATATATCGAGATTGAGTAGCACTATTACCATAATCATATGCTTCATCATAATTATTAATAGTCCAAACCTTATTGTCATTTACAACATCCTGTATTACAACTGAAAAATCAGTACTAGATGTTCCAACTCTCCAATCTCCTACTGTAGAAATTCCACCAGTTGATCTTGTCGTAGAACCTATTCCTACATCAGCAAAATTCTTAAGTCCACTTGTATGAAGTAATGCACTTACTGGACTTCTTAATTCATCAAATCCTTTTGTACTCTTAATAGTATATGATAGATTTTGATAATAATCATTATCTGGTGTTACCTGAGTATCCAAATCAAGTTTTCCAATATCATCAGACCATCCAATATTCTTTTTAACTGAGAATTTAACAGAATACTTTCCTAAGTTCTCTTGAATACTTGAAATAGTAGCTATTGATCCAGAAGTTCTTCCAGTAACAATATCACCAACTTTTAACTCATGATTACCAAATACTTTAATAAAGTCAGTTTCAGAATGTGTAATTACCAATCCTACTAAAACATTATCTTTTATTAACTCTTCACCAATAATAAATTTATTTGATTCCTCAACTGTAGTGAAAGATGGATAATTCTTTCTATTGATTATCATTGCAAATGAGCCTTGATCAGTAACTGCTATTCCAGTGTTAGTGGATATGCCAGCAAGATCAATTGTAACTCTATCTTTTAATCCAGTAATATAATTGGTAACTTTACCAAATCTATATCCATAATCTTCAGAGTTAAATCCAGATCCTCCTATTGATACTGGATCATGTTGAGTAACATTTTCTATGAATACTTCATCATTAACCAAGAATGGTAAAGTTGAAAATCCTGATGAAGGAGTATCTAACCAACATGTAAATATTCCAGTTGAGTTAGAGACAATAGATGAAATACCAACACCATTATCATTATTAATTGTGAATAATGTAGGTGGTTCATCAGAAAGACCATTTGGAGAACTTACAACCTCAACCTTAGAAATAGCTGATCCAGTTAGAGTTGGTCTAAGAATACCCCTATCAATTTTTTCTCTTGATGTAGAATCTACAATAATTATATCTGGAGCATCTATATAACCAGAACCACCACTAGTAATACTAACAACACCTATGGTATTGGAATTATTAATCGAAATGAGTGGAGAAATTAATGCAGAAGGTTCTAAGGTACTGTCTGTAGAATATTCAAATCCCTCATTAATAATTCTTACTTGCTTAACATTACCAATAGTCCTTGATTTCGCAATCACATAACCACCAGTCCCTTCAGTAGAAGATGATCCAACAAAATTAGGCAATTTCTTATAATTAACTCCACCAGAAATAATATTGGCAGCATTAATACCACCTGTCTCATTTAAAGATGTTGTAGTATAAGTTATAGAATCACACTCACTATCAGAATAAGATAGTTTTTCTGGAATTTGGTCTAAAGAAATATTAAATGTAGATGAAGATGCTCCAACAACACTATATGACCTATTGAAACTACTATCTACAAATTTTATTTCAGAATGATTATTAACTTCAGTATCTGCTGTACTAATAAATCCAGATCTTTCTAGAGAATAATATAACTTAGATGGATAAGATGCATTATGATTAAGTGTAGTTGAAGCTGTGGTTCCTATTCCAATTGTTCCACCAGCACTAACTATACTAAATGTATTCGTAGTAGATCCTGTAGATACAAAATTATTTTTAAATTCATTATCATAATAGAATTTTAATTGATAATTCTCTAAAGAAGAATCTGATAAATCAAATACTAAGTTGTTATTTTTAACAACCTCAAGTTGAGGATTAATTTGATAGAATTTACTTTGACTAGTACCAGTAGATGCAATACTTACAGTTATTGGTGGATTACTAAAGCAATCAACAGATGTTTCAGAAAATTTAATATGATCCTCATCAACAACATATGTAAAATATGATCTATTAGTTGTTAGACCAGTTGGAACAGTACCATCTGCAATGGTATAGAATATCTTATCACCTCTCTCAAATCCATGACTATTAATCCTGATAGTATCATCTGTAAGATTTATATTTGCAGAAGAAGTTTCAACAGGATCTATTAAGATATAACCAGTATCAGAATCTCTTACAACTCTTACAGCAGTAGATGTACCGATTCCAACTGATAAATCTGGTTTAATATCTAATTTAATTCTATCTCCAAATTTTAAATTACACGTAGCAGTTGTGGTTATTGCAACTGTTCCTGTCAATCTCTGAAGATTCCCAGTTACTTGTGAATAATTAGTTGTAAATGAGTAATCATCAATATCAGAACCACCACTTGTAAAGAATACATCAGTGAAATCTCCACTGGTTGTGCCAATACCTGTTTTTATACCAATCGTATTTGGTGTGACATCAGCAATGTAAACAGTGGATGGGAGGTCATACGTGGTTGATGTGGGAGTATCTGATATCACAATAGAAGCTGCACCTGGAGTTGGTTTAGCAAATGTTATCTGTTGATCAACTTGAAATGGATGTTCCCCAAGATAAATTCTCTTAGTTGGTATATTTCTTGTAATTATTTCTGTAGAACCAAAACGGAAGGAGGTTGTATGAGTAACTCCTGCTGTCGTTCCAAAACCAACTGATTGTGATGGGTTAAAATATACTATATCATTTACTTCAGATTCAAAATAATCTGTTGACCTATCAATAGTAAAAGAATCTGAAGTATAAGTTATAGGTGAGGATATAGTATGAGCAAGTCCTGTAGATCTTATAACTCTCAATGCCTTAAGATCTCTATAGATATTAAGAATTTTTACTATTTCAGTATTTGTTCCACCAATTACAGCACTACTTCCTATTGAAATGGTCTCTGGTATCGAAGTAACATATATTTCAGTTGTTACTCCCGATGCAGATGGTATTACATCCGAAATTATTGATGCACTTAAAGAAGAAACTCCAATATTATAATTTCCATCTAGTTGACTTAATGCCGAAATACTAGAAGAAATGCCAGATGAAGTAGAAACACCAGAAATTGTAATATAATCATTGTTTATCCAATCATGACTTGGTAAAACACTAACTCTTATGGTATTTTTATTAACCCAACTGAATACTGCATCATTATATGAAGATGTTGCAACACTTACATTGGTAACATCCTTTCCTTTTAAGGAAGAAATCTTAGAAATTACTCCTGAACCACCACCAGTGTTGTCAAAATCAATAGAATCATTAATTTTATAATTTTCTCCTGCTGAAACGACCAATAATTGATCAACTGAACCGTCAGTAACTGATTCTATCTCTATTTTTTGATCTTCAAGTTCATTGGTTTCAATAATAAAGTCATTATCAGCATTTTTATCAGAAACTCTATAAGGAAATGTATTTCTTCTTAACTCTGAACCCTTAAAATCAAAATCTTGATCAATATTTTGCTCTAAAGGAACGGATCTATATGAATTTCCGATGAAATATGGGAATTGAGTCTTACCAGCATCATCTATTGTAGCAAAATATGCATAAGTACCATTAGGAAATTCTGGTGTTTTTCCAAATCTACCATTATTACGATCTAAATCACCATTATTTGTAAATTTATAGTCATCTACAAAGAAACCAGCAGAGAATCCAACAGGTCTATCTACAATATTTGTAATATTTGCCTCATAACCACTAACCAATCTTCTAGCTGGAGAACTAGAATCTGATACATTTTCATATCCATAAGGTCCATATATTGGATTTCCATCATAAGCCCATCCAATGATCTTAGAAGCTTGTGTTGTTCCACTTCCTATTTCACCAAAAGATTCTCTAAAGGTCTTTGCATAACCACAAAGACTATAAGATAACTTATTAGGACCTTCCAATAACAATTGATCACCCATTTTATTATTTAAATCGAGTGATAATGATCTAATAGAAGTATCTAATACTGCATTTTTACCTGGTGAATTAACTTTTACAACAGATGTGCTTGAATATCCAATTCCAGTATTAACAATTTTAACATCACTTATTTTATTATTAACTATGACTGGTCTTATTTCAGCACCAGTACCAGCTCCAGTAGGATCAAATACCTCTAATTCTGGAATAGAAAAATATTCTTCTCCAGCATATTGAATATTGACAGCTTCAACTAACCCATTTACGACAACTGGTTTTAAAACTCCATTCTTTCCTGCTTTTATGGATATCGTTGGTTTCTTTTCAAAGTTTAATATTGTAGATCCATAACCAGTACCAGGTTCATAAAGATAAGAATCAACAATACTTCCCCTAATATCAGGAGTTAATACCATATCAGTATAACTTTGAGATGTTGTACCAAACCCAACAGGACTATACTTTAATGTTATCTCTACATCTGGATATTTAAATATTTGATATCCAGTACCTTGTGATAAAAAGTCTATAGTTAATCCACGTTCAAACTTAGTATCACTTACACCTGCTCCTACACCAGCATCAGATAATTGGAAAGAATTATCATCCAACTTTACAATGTTATAATATTGTGTGGTTGTCGTTATTCCTGTAACAGTGGTCAATCCAGAAATTGGTTGTGGAGAAACAGTACCCAAACCAGATTGTATATTATACTCAATTACATCACCATCATCAAATCCATGATTCTCAAAAGTGATTTTATTATATTGTGTCGATATACCTGAAGGTTTAACTAATAATTTTCTATTACTAAACATACCTCCATCTAAAACCTTGATACTATCAATAGATTTTTGATTTGGTAAAGTAACAAATCTATGAATACCTGAAGTATTAGAAACACCTAATCCTACAGTATTAACCCCTACACCATTTGCTACAACATCTTCTGGAGAATAATATAATTGAATCTTATTATTTGCTGTCACTTTAGCAAAGTAAGATGAATTAGTAACTAATGTTGTTGTTCCAATACCAACACCTATTCCTAATTGACCATTAGAATTATAAATTACTTGTTGTTGATTATAAAAATCATGATCAGTTAAAAATGTAATGGTATTAGTAGCTGTACTAATTCCACCGCCATTATTGGTGATTCTTCCATCAAACTCAACACTTCTACTTGACCTGACGATAGATGGTTCTAAAACAGCATCTCCATTTCCTCCAGTAATATTAATAGAAATAAATTCATTAATATTAAATTGCTGTTTGTCAATATAAACTTTTTTTATACCACCTTCAATAACTGGTTGAACTAATGCAGTCGTCCCTGATCCTGCAGAAATTTCTATTTTTGGTGGATTGACAAGATCGTAATCAGAACCACCATTTAAAATATTAATAGATTTTAAAGGTCCATAATAGATATTATCCTTCGACTTATAATTAGTAATCTCTACACCATTAATTAACAATCCAGTAGAACCTATAGGTGTTTCAGTTTGTTTTCCTCTATTAGTGGTTAGTTCTAATGGAAACTTTTTAAGTAGTTTCTGAGGAGCAATTTCATTAGTTTTTTGAGAATATAAGGTAAACTTATGATTACCTGTTGAATATTCTGTGATAAAAGAACTTCCTGTACTTACAATTCTATTAGATTTTAATTGTATATAATTACCAGTATTAATAAAAGATTGTGATGAATATAATTGTATAGTTCTTGTGTCACTAGAAGTGGTTAAAATTCCTACAAAATAACTACCCGTTTCCAATCCAACATAAGAATTTCCAGAAGGTTGATAATATACCTGATCTCCTGTCACAAAAGGAACATCATTGCCAAATTGAATAGCACCAAATGTGACAGTATCTATTCCAACCAATGCAGTCAATCCAGTACCAACAGCAGATGGAGGATAATCGACAGAAACTGCCTTTAATTCAGTGTTGACATCATTAACAAAAGAAGAAGTAAATCCAGAAAATACAGAAGAAACTTTTGAAGGTAATGAATTGGAAGCAACATAAACATAATCATCCTCTTCAGTATATAAATTCTGTACGTCAGATACAATCTTACTGACTTCTAAAGGAACCGCATTACTCTTTGCATAATTAACTTTTCTTCTTAGATCATATTCTGTATCAGGAACAGGAACAAATGACGATGTAAGTTTTATTTCTTTAGCATCACCTGCAAGACCTCCAACTTCTTCTACAAATACATCAAAAGTATCACCAAGAACAACATTATTCGATGCTCTGACGAGTATTTCTACTTGATCATCTTTCTTTAGACTACTTCTGTCAATTTCACCATCAAAGATTACTTTAGAACTAGAAATAGATTTTATATTATATCTTACACAGGTATTATAAATCAAAGAATTTGCAAATTTTTGTTTATGAGTCATATTCTCATAAACAGATGAACTTTTATTGTAATAATTACCTTCTATTAAATCACCGACATTTTTTACTGAAATTATCTGACCTTCATCGACAGCTAATGTTTTAGAGACCTGCTCAAACTCTGATAATACACCTGTAAGTCTTAAATCAACTTTTTTGGTCGTATCACCATTTTCATAACCATAATAAATCTCATCATTCCTTACAGAGTAAGTAGATGTAATAACACCAGTAATACCATCACATCCAAAGAACTGATTTACACTTTTTCCAGTATAAGTGATATTTGTATTGATTCCTGCAACTAAAACTCCAGTAGTACCAAAACCTACGGTAGAATCAACTGTTATTACTGATGAACCGACACTGACAGTATCAAGTGCTCTTGTTGAAGGAGTTATTTTAAAATCTCCTTGTATTGTATCTTCTATATCCGAATAACCACGGAAAAGAGATATTTTGAAATACTGCTGCTTACTGGTTAATGCTATTCCAGCTCTACTGAATGTTTCAACTTCAGAAATAGACGCATTAGTATTCAAATCACCTAATTTGTATATTGTCTGACCAACCAAATCTAAAGGATTACCAGCAAGTGCTTCCGCAATAATAATTTCTCTTCTGACATAATTTGCAGAAGATGGTTTAATCAAAAACTCCTCTAAATTGACTACTTTAGGGGTTTCTCCATATAAAGCATTAAAAAGGATTCTAAATGACTCATCTGTTCCTTTTGACTCATATAATGACTTTGCTTCCTTTATGAATGTCCCTACATTTAAATCAGAAGCAAGATCAACTCCTTCTAAACCTGGAACTAACGTTGATTTCTGTTTTTTATAAAATTCTTTAAGAAATAAAGAACTTAAATTTTGAATATATGAATCTTGAGTATGAGATGAAATTCCTGAAGTAGAAAATACTAATTCTTCCTCTTTTAGATCTTCATGGTAACTGGTAATACCACAAAATCCACGAATACACTCTGTAAACGTGGTTGATGTCTTTCCTTTGTATGTTATGATTTCATCATTGATTTTTAACAATCCATACTGATTAGGAAATCCTTTTGTGTTGGAAACTGAGATTGTTTTATCATCTGTTCCTATACCAGTAGTAAGTGTAGTGGATCCAACCACTACATCTGGTGTTAAATTATCTAATTTTAAATATTGGTCTAAATTATCCGATAAATCAGTAGGCCCACCCTGAAATTCTTGGGAAATATAATATTGCTTTAAAAAATCGACGGCTGCAGGATTTTCATCTACGACAAATTCGGGAAGTTGGTTCCCGATAATTTGCTGAACCTTAACCTTAGACTCAAAACCAGTATGTATCATATTATTCTCGTATTAATTGTCCGTTTAGATAACTTGAGGTATAGAAGTCTTTAATAAATGTAGTTCCAGATATTTCATCACCCGAACTAATCACATCTCTTAACATATTTATTTTACTTTTTGAAACGCTAAAATCAAGGTACAATTCCCTCAATCCAACGACATCATTTGACTCAGGAACTGCCTGAACCTCTACGACCCCTGTACCGTCCACAGTGGACGTTATATTAAGAGTTCCTAAGAGAATTTCACCTTTTATATAATCAACGGTTCCTGCCGATTTAGCGACCACTATGTAGGTTCCGTCATCTTTTATCTCAACCAATGAAAGTACACCAGTTTTTAAATCTGCATCAGGAGTATCAGTAATATAGACTGGTTTAGAGTTTCCACTAATGAAAAATCCCTTTGATTTAATATTAAATCCTGCAGCAGTGGCATGGAATCGATTTCCATAACACAATTCATACTGTGCAAACTGATTTAGGGCAGCTTTTAGGTTTCTTCTAATAATTACCTTAGTAATATTGGAAGTTATTGCAGTATCGGTGGCATCGATGACCTGTTGTATCTTACTGTACTTAAATCTACCACCAAATTTGTTCAAATCTACTGAATTTGCGTAAGTATTGAGTGAATTAATGACTTTCGCCCTTAGTGAATCTTCGGTTGAAACCAAATTTTCGTTAAAATACACCGAAGAGATAATTTCGACGTATAATACCTTCAAATCTTCCAATTTTTGGTTAATTCCCGATACAGAATACTGTTTTAATTGGGATAAAATCCTAGATTTGTTAAAATCAGAGACAAAATAACCATTTTTTGGTTTTATACTTATGACAACGTTGCCATATTCGGGTGGATCCATCTCTTCACCCCCGACAACTGCCACTGATTCGGTATCTGCGTATATTTTCTTAATAATTGCTTCATAATCTCGTGGTGTAACCGCCCGATATTGTGAAGAATACGTTTTTGGGGCATAATATTTGATAGAACTGATTGATTCTATGTCAGCTCCGTTACTAGATGTCTCATTTGTGAGAATAGTGGGATCAGAAAGGAGTGCTTCTGGATTTCCGTTCTCATCTACGATTTTTCCAGAGAAAGAAAAGGTATTTTCCTTACCAATTCCGTTACCTGCTTTACCATCTGTAACAATATATCTTACGGTAACCGTATATCCGTTGGGTATTTTCTTACCAAAGTAACCATCTCCAAAAAATAGTTCATATCTCTCATCTTGAACCTCTTGTATGAGGTAAATTGTAGAATTTTTGTCAATATTTAAGATATTTTCTACTAATGAGTATTCTACACCTAATTCTGAACTATCTTGACTGGCATAAACCTTAATGGTCGATGTATCAATACCTTCATTATCTAATATAAATCTCTGATCTAATGATCCATCTATAACAAACTTCTTCTCTAAGAATACACCTTCTTTAATATCAATATTACTAAAAGTTGCCTGATAATTACCGGCATCATTTAAAGATACCGCAGTAGAAATATCATTTGGTGTCGAAAATGTAAAAGAGGTATCACTTGCATTTCCAACACATACCAGACCTGCTTTTAAGGATACTGTAGAGGTTCCAGGGTCGGTGGCACCGAATCCTACCGTTACGGTGACATTCGCCGTTGCTGCCGTTCTAGAACGTGGTACATAACCTATATTTCTTGCCAAAGAAACTACATTCTCTCTCAGAGTCGCAGAATCCAAAAAGGACTCATTGACAATCATATTAGAGTTGAATGCGGTAATATATGTGTTATAAGCTAAAGTATCAATTAGAACAGAAAAATTAGATCCTTCGAAGTCAAATCCAGTAAAGTCTGAATTAGCCCTGAGATAGGACTTAATAGATGTTTTTATCTGATCAAAATCAAGATCTGTAAATTTAGTAAAAGGCATGTTATCTTGTTGCCTCTAAGAGGAATGTATATTCTTGTGGTGGAAACTCTTGTCCAATAATGTCATAGGTGACCGTTATTTCAAAACTATTGATATCTGGTTGAGGATCTACTTCGACTGTCACATTATCAATTCTTGTCTCAAAGTTATCTAGTGCAATTTCAATTTGCCCCTGTATATTGGAAGCAGTACCAAAATCGACAAAATCAAATAAACTACGATAGACATCAGATCCAAAGAGTGAATTAAAGAATTTTTCGGTGGGAATGGTCTGAACAATATTTCTTACAGACCTACGAATCGCATTTTCATTACGAAGAACCTTTAAATCTCTTGATACTGGATGAGGGTCAAAAGATAAACTAATATCTTTATATGCTCTTGATATCCTCTTGATCGCCATTGGACATAGTTTTTATTTATTTATATCACATTCAACCATAAAAAAGAGACCCCTTTCGGAGTCCCTATTTTATCTGCCCTGCCCTTTGTATTTTTTACGAGCCGAGTTACGGGAAGTTGCCGCATACTTAGTGTGTTTTCCCGTTCCTTGACGAGTCTTTTTGGGGATTGATTCGAGTTGGACGGTTCCCCATGAGCCCATTTTGGATTTTGCCATTAGTTAGTCTGTGTAAATTTCAGTTGTGATGGATTCAGGAGACGGAGAACCCGTCTGATAGTATTCTATCGATAAGTCCTCCATCCTGTTAAAGTATTCTACTTGGCCTAGACCATCATATACTTCTTTACCATCGATGATGATTCTATATAATTCTCGTTTTTTCATGTCCTACACGAATGCGAGGGTCGCACCAGATTTCGAAACCTGCGTCTTTTGCATCGAGACAGAAAGAGACATCTTCACCACACATGTCCTGAACTTCACCACTTTCGAAGACTTGCATCTTTGGCGCAAACCATGGATAGGGCATACCTTCGTGTTCGAATACTCCCTTCTTGATTAGGAGCCAACCGAAACCTGTATAGTCTACTGTGAATGGTTTTTTCCTCTTAGAAATACTTTCTAGAGTTTCATGATTCATGACTCCACCATTATTTCTGAAATCATCTTCTTCTAACCAGTGTGCTACAGAAGTTGTCTTACCATCTTCGGTGCAATACCACCCACCTGCGATATCTTTATCCATCAATACTAACTGAAAGAACTTCTCAGAGTTGAAAACGATATCTGAGTCAATCCATAATTGCCAATCATATTGTAGTTTTCCATCCCATGGAACCTGATTCGGTCCTCGCAGAACATTCGCTCCTAGACATTTGCATCTTGCAAAATTCACCATTGATGAATAGTCTTGCGAAATCTGTATACTTGCTCCTGACTGTACCAAGTCGAAACAGAGTTGAACGAAGCTCTTTAAGAACTGGTAGGAGACTCCTCTTCCAGGTAGACAGAAAACTACTGACTTCCCTTTGACCATTTCCTTTGCCTTGTCCAAATCAAACTCTGATTCTTTCTTTTTACTGGCAGCTGGAGGTTTTGCTTTTACTGTAAATCCTTTAGCCATAACGTTTTGTAATTACAAGTCAATTATATCAGTTTATATAGCAGAAGTCAATACGATGATTCTGCCATATCTCTGCTCTCTTGGACGGTTTCCGTCATTTCTTCATAAGATATCTCGGAATTATATTCGGTATTCAGTAATGACCATACTGTCCTGAACTGCCCCTCGGTTAAGCTTTTGAATATACAAATGTTATCGAAATATATGTGATATGTTTTCAATCTTCTCTCTCCTGAATAATTATCTCATCGCTATCGACAGTCCATTTGAGTTCGGTGTCTTCGTACCAACCGAATTCATTCATTAATTGCTCTGGAATAATTGTATAATACTCCCCCGTTACTCTATCGATCTCTATGGTCGAAAAAATTTGGTCGAAATTTTTTTTCATACATTCCATCCAGAAACCCATTTTGTTTTTATATAGACTTTGTGATCTTTGAGGGCTGGGGAAAAAAATTTTAGTCATGAGGGGAATTTATAGCTGCCTTGGGTAACACTTTGTAGGTTAGGGTAGTTACCCGATTTTAATAAACGGGGGGCATCACGCCCCCAACTGTCAAAATCACGAACGAATGAACTTAAGCAACAGGTGCGAACGCTGCGAACTTATCATTATTAAAATTAGCATATGAGAATGCTCTACGGTTGACTAATTTAAAATATCCAAAGCGGGTAATCATGACGTACCCCTCACCCTGAATCGGTTCGGGGTCTCCCATGACGCAGGTTTGAAAATCTGAATCATCTTTGCAACTTTGCAACGCTGCCAACTTGATTTCATTTACGGTATGCCATAAGTCGATCAACTCAGCGGAGCATAGACCCGCCCATTCAAAAACGTCACCGTCAATTTCCTTACCCTCACGAATAAGAGCATTTAGGTTGACCTTAATTTTCTTTGCTGTTCGCTCATCTACAAAATCAACATCCGCTGCAAGTCTCTTTGCATGGTCAACCAAAGTTTCAAGATCACGGAATGAGTCAACTCCCTCACCCAACGGGGCACCGTATTCGGAACGGATATAAGCACGGGGTTGGACGTACTTCACGTCATCGGTGCTTTCTAACTTTTCAAGTAATGGACTTGCGATGGCATCACGCAAATCGGATATGGCAAAATACTTTGTATGGGGTGCCATGATGATTTTCTCACTAACGGTTTCCTGGAACTTATAAGTGAGGGTGTTCGGTCTGTAATTCTTAGCACCGCCGAATCCGATAAAGTCACCCTGATAAATGTTCTTAGTTATTGGCAGGTATGCCAGACACGCCATGAGGATTTTCAAGAGTGCGGGTTTATGTCCATAATGCTTCTCAATATCTGAAGGGGTTTCACATATGATAATTTTCTTCTTATTAAAAACTGATTTGGTTCCCACGAACTGCAAACCACTTGCAGGGTTGCGACCCCATACGATAGCGGGTGCCCCATCAATTTTGAGTGATAGAAGCAGGGGCAATAAAAAAGCATCTAACACGGATAAGTCTCCTGTTAAGATGCTGTCTTCAGGGTGTTCAATGTGAAGGTTTTTTG